GTTGATGTTAAACATAAACTTAAATTTAAAAACCCCGTAAAAGAACTTTTTTTTATAATTCAAAGACTTATAAAGGTAGATCTTTATTCAGTGAACCCTGTGCCTATATTTGTTACTAATTTTGATTATGATTCAGATTACCAATTGTATAACGGTGAATACGTAAATTACGAACATTTACAAAACCTTGAATTACAATTAGACGATTCCGTTATTTTAGATAAAGTTACAGGTAACGTTATAAACTTACGCGCAATACAGAGTGGTATACATCATTCAAGAACACAATTATTTAGAAGATATTATTCGTATAGTTTTGCACTTGAACCGGAACGGTGGTATCCAACGGGACAAAGAAATTTTAGTTTAATTAAAGAACAGGATTTAAAACTCAAGATATTACCAGACATCTCTGCTAAAAGAGAACTTAGAGTTTTAGGCCTAAGTTATAACATACTCCGTGTAGAAAACGGAATTGCTAAAACACTGTTTAATTTATAATGAATCAACAAGAAAAAGACGCAACCGAAAACTTAATTGAGCAAGTCCAGGACTCTGCTATTAACATCATTCAACCCGTACTCGAAAGAACTATGGTTCTCGCAGCCGAATACGCTACGGCGTGTGGTCGAGATATGGTACTTGGTGAAGATATGGAATATGCCATGAAATATTGTGCCATGAACGAAGTTGGTAAGAAAATGGGAACACATTTTCCGGAAATATATGAAGAATCTTCCGATGAAGAAGACCAGGAAGAAGACATCGAGTTTGAAGATGAAGAGATTCCTTTTACACGATATACAGGACGTGAATATAAATTCGTTAAAATGAATATGGCGTACGATAATTGGGATGCATGGGAACCAAAAAATCCGTCGGAATCGATGTTAAAAAATGCTATAGATAGTAATGAACACATCGGAACCAACGGGGTATGTGACGACTTCTGAATATTTTAGATTACGTGATGATGATTCCGATTCCGAATCCGATTCTGATACAGAAACAGATTCGGAATCCGATTCAGGTATAGATTCTATAAATGTCGGAATGTTAAGAGGGTATATGAAACCCAAATGTTATAAAAAAATTTTAATTGAAGAGGAACTACTCCCTGATTAAAATCTCAGGATACTATATATAAAATGTCTACTGCTGCTGAAACTGTTACGCTCGTCGCTCGTGAACTCGAGTCCCAATCCCTCAACGCCGTCGTTGCTGGATTCTCCTTCGCCGCCGCCCTCTCTTGGATGGACTTGGTCAGATGGACTGTTAACCAGGTTGTTAAGGTCAACAAGAACGGTGGTATGAACTACACGCTCACGGCCTTGTTTACGACGCTCTTGTCCATCTTGGTCTACGTTGGTATCTCTCGTGTGTCTACTCGTGTGCAAAAGCCAACCCAACCACTCTTCGCGGTTACTCGATAAGTTTAGGCTTACGCATAACCAATAATAAAAATAAACCGGTTGCGACTACCATAAATATAGATATAAACGCATCCCATCTACGCGGATCCTCCATTTCGGGGATACTCATAGGTGGTGGAAGAGAAAAGTCTCGTTCCACTTTAGCAATATTCTCAAGTTTATCAGTAGAACACGTCACTGCGAGTTTAAGTATATGATTCGCATTTCTAAAATCGTATGGTATTAATCGATTGTTACTACTGTAATAAAACTGAACACGTAAACTCGATATCGTTTTTTGTGATCCGGAATCAAAATTGTGTTCAACTGTATCGTCAACACCCGAAAAGTTAATCACATCCCCACACAGAAGTATACGCCCTGTATAAAAGGGGGTTTCAGAAAATACAGTTTTGTTAAATTCGTCAGAACCACTACTCAATTTAACTATAATTGCATCGGCGCCCTGTAAATTAATACTCCCAGTTTCTAATGAACTCGAAGTTGATGATACATTTGAAGCAGGTAAACCTAAAACATCATGAGGTGTAGTGTACCCATTTGTACCAGTAGCATAGCCGTTCACACCACCATAAAATTCAAAAGTAAAATCTTCCGAACCTATAAAAGTTATAGCATTCGTTTCTTTATCAAATGTAGCAGATGTAATAACAGACGAAGCCGAAACAATAGCTTGTGCTAAATCATTTCCACTATAGTTTCCTATAGGTATAGTGACCGTTGTACCATTTATATCAAATTGATTGTTCCTGGAGTGTATGAGGTATTGACTATTATGAATACGTGCTGATATAAGTGATATTTTAGTCACGTCGTAAATAGGGTTTTTTAAGTGGACAACATAATCACTTGGATTTGAATATAAAACTGGGTCTCGTTCACCACTGTCTATATCTAAGGTGTGTACCTTCATTAAAATATAGGAGCATTATTTTAATGAGTGTAAATCTCATAATTTTTAATTATTTAAGAAAGGCTATGAACTAATGGGTTACTTGAAAGTTGTCGTCTCGCCGTATCCAAACTCATATTTGTAGCATTTGGATTTTCGTGACCTTTATAAGCATTGAATTTATGATAATCATTATTTCTATATTGTTGTGTCCAAGCACCATTTGCGGAATTTACTCTACCGTCAATTCTCGTTGTATCGGAACGAACACTTGTGACCATACCCCCTTGGTTAAGTGCATCGGCGCGAACGTTCATCCGCCCTGGACCCGCGGCTCTATTTGGTTTACCGCGACGATCCTCTGGTCTGAAACCATATTTCGTAAGTTCTTCGGCTGTATATGCGGAACCGTATGTTCTCTTTTCACCGATCTTAGTTGCTGGGGTATTCAGGTATCCACCTACAAAACTCGATATACCTGGGGCTGGTTGATTGTTGTATTGATATTGTTCTATAGCACCATCGGCTTTGTTTCGTGTTGGTTCCTGAGCACGTGTAAGTGCGGAAACGGTTCTCTTCGCAGATGCATAATTTAATGTATCAGTTCTCAAACCGGTTTCTGATCTATTTGTTGTTTTCTTTGTACGTTCGTGTTCCGCTCTTGGCGTTCTACCAGTCATGCCCTGTGCTCTGCCTGCAACTGGAGGAAGACGACCATGTAAAAAGGCTGTCTTTTCTGGTCTATTGTGTGCAACTTCACCGACAATACCACGTCTACCACCCTTAGAATCAAAGGCTGGACCCGACCTACCAGGTAAAGTCGTTAAGCGATACGCACCAACATTATCTGGGTTAACACGAAACAATTGTTGATGACCCCCAAACGCAGGAACTTCTGCTCCAACACCCAAGCCTGGTCCGACGAGTTGTTTTTCAATTGGTGAAAGATTATTCATTCGCCCTGCGTCATACATACGATTTCTCATAGACAAAACTTCGCCCCCCGATGATCGTTGTTGTGGTGCAATTTCAGCGAATGACCCCATTTCTTGTTTCGAATTATATGATGGTTCTACTAATGGTGATAAAGGTCCCAAATAATCAGATTGTATAGAGACATCTCTATCCGAAAATTCTGAAACGATTTCAGGTTCTATTTCATTACCTTCCATTGCTATTGTATATTTTTCGTCTGGTTGACTTAATTTTCTACCGGCATAAACTAAGCCGGCTATAGCCATTATAGATATAGGATCAGCCATTCTTATTTCTTAGCGAGATTTTTATTGAGGTATCTTTGCTGAAACAATCCATTTTGCATTTCAGCTCTGGTACTCGATGGTTCGTAGGTTTGTGTTCTAAGTGGTAATTTACACTCAACATTTTGGAGTGGGTGGAAGTTTCTTTCGTAAGTCTTCGCTAAAACCTTGTTGAAACGAGATGTACTTTGTGGTCTGAGTTCATCAGATGTATTAATAAATTGTGCTGGGGAACCTTTACCCGCCATGTATGGTGCAGTACCATATAACATGGTATTTGGTCTATGTGATGTATAGTTAAGGGTACTGGGCTGAGGATATACAAAAACTTCTTCGGTCGCACAAACGGCGGGAACCGCGTGATCTTGAACCACTTTCATTCCTGGTTGGAGTTGATACGCCATTTATTATTACAAAAGATTTTGTTTATGGAAATCGAGTATCTACTACTTTATTATTAAATTGTTTAAAATTAAGGTCCTAACCCAGAACCTCTATGCATACCACTTCTCTTATCCCCATTTGGATCAAGTCCCGCGAACGCCTCGAGTTGAACCCCTCTCGCGTCTGGGTTACACAATCGTGGGTCTTGGCGACACGTATTATCTCTTTTTCCATGGATAAATTCGTAATATGGTGTACCACCTATAGATGTATCTGGCATACTTACAAACTGTCTCGATAGTGCGTTTCTTTGATATTCGGGCATAGATGAACGCGAACGAGATGGTCCATATTTTATGTCACCTGTTAGAAAATTGTTTACTGGGGTTTTTACGGTTGGGTAATGACACGACTGGGGTCTGTCTGGTCTATCTACATAATCCGACATGAGAACATTTCCCATAGGATTGTCTTTTGTTGGCATGGAACATTCTTTACCCACATTATTGTATACATTTGTTGGTCGTATAACACCTTCTTTCACCATATTAGATTTTTCCATTATATAAAGAACACCGAGTGCGGTTGCACCTAAAACGAATATACGTGGATCACGTCGTATGAGGTATATTAAACACGTTGCATAAATGATAAAACGAGCAGTCGCGTTAACACGGTCTGCTGAAGATTGTGTCTTTGACGGCCAAAATTCGTGAACTTTGTCTACTCGAACCAATTGTTTTGGATCTTCAAACCAAGATGTCATTTATATATAGTGAGTTTATTTTTTCATCATACCACCCAACATACCCTGCATGGTTTTCATCAACGCGGCTTCATCGAGTTCACTTCCATCTTCACCCATTTTATCTGCACACTGTTTTGCAACTGTCTCAATCATGGAAAGTGTGTCTTCTGGGATCGAACTAATGGTTGTACCGAGCATGTAGAGCGTCTGAACATATTGCCAAATTGCACCTTTTGTATTCTCGGAAGCAGTTCCCCAATGTTTTTCGAGGTTTACACCTTTCATAAAATCTAAATTCTTAGATTCTTCAATGAAAAATGATTCGTCTTTGGACGAAATCTTATCGGCATACGGAGCAACGCCCTGCATAAACCCATCTACAACTAAACGTGGGTTGGAAGCTTTCATTAAATCGAAAGCCGATAAACATTTTTTCAAGCCTTTTTCTTCTGGAAATGTCTTGTGTAATTCCACAAGAAATTGACCCATCATATCATTGAATGCGGTCACGGAAGTCATATTATATTGTAAATACGTATATTATCTTTAAGTCAGAAAATTAAAATGGTTCCGTTGATATGGTCTCTTTCTTACCTAATCCGTTAGTAACAATAAAAAATACTAAAATTGCTATAAGTGCAGCTGGTTTCATGTACGCACTCACTGGAAGCTTACCTTCGTTGTTAATCTTTGCTTTAAAGTGTATGTATCCTGCGGTTATAAAACCGGCGATTATTCCGGCCCACGCGGGGTCTCTTAAATAGTCTTCAAACTCCATTTAATAGTACCCAACTTTTTTTGCACGGGTCTCTGATGCATCTGGAAATAAAACACCTTCTTCTTCCTGCTGCGGTTGTGGGTATGGTTGTTGTTTAGTATTAATAGTTTTAAATTCGTTATCGAATGGTGAAGTTTGTTCTGGTTCCATTACCTGTTCCATTGAGGCTTCCATAGATTGTTCCATTGGGGTTTCCATAGATTGTTCCATTGGGGTTTCCATAGATTGTTCCATTGGGGTTTCCATAGATTGTTCAGCATCGAATGGTTCTTCTGACGTTTCCTCTTCATACCCATCAATAAGGTCAGGGTCTTCAGAATCACCAACTTCAGCTTGATCGAGATCTAAATCCTGTCCCTCGTGTGTTTGAGACATATACGTTTGTAAAATCTGTTGTACGGGTATAAGTTCTTTTACGGATGTTTCGATACATACACAAAAACGCTCGTATAATTTATCGTTTCTCGCGTGTTCGTTTTGCGTTTCGTGATAAATGTATGGGTCTCTATATAGATCTTTGGCTGCGTTGTTATAACACGTTTGAATGAAAACTTCATTCGTTGGAAGTTTCAATGAGATTTTCTTATTATCTTTATTCAATCGAACCGCGGATAAAATTTTAACACAACTTACAAAAACAGCAGCTAACAGGTCGTTAAACCACGCACATCTATTTGATATATTATCCGTGTGTTGTTTAGACATAGCATCACTCCAATTTGGAACCTCTTTCAGAAGTTTTTGGTACATGACAAGAACTTTTCGACCTTTTGTAAGTTTGTATGCTTCCTCATACATTGTTTCAAACGTTTCAATCATAACTGGACACATAAGTAAACATAATTGACCTATATATTCACGTTTTGCCTCGACGAGTATATTTAAAGGGTCGCTCATATTTGTAGTATATTTACATATTTAAACTTCAAGTCTCACGCATCAATTATTTTCCCCTGTATTTATTTGCTGCTTTTTTAAGGTTTACGAGTGTAGGAAAATCCTCTGTATCTTCTGGATGTTCATGGTGTTCATTTTTTCGTGATTTTTTATTTGGTTTCCATGAAATACATAATTCGTATTCGCCTATAATCTGAACTGTAAATCCACCTATTTCAAATTGTCGTTTTATATACTGTAGTGCTTTTGCCCTGTTAAAATGGGGGTACCCCATGACAAAAGAAGGTATTTGACAAAACAAATATTTATGGCCTAAATCTACCGACTGACGTATCTTCTTTGAAATCTGTTCGTAAATTTTAGTATACGTTTCCTTTTTCAAATGATTCCTCTTTTCAGTTATACGTGATATTTCATCAATACTGATCATTATAATTATTTTAGAGTTTTAAATGTTAATTTTACCGTACATCGAGTTTGAGTCATGTATAACCTTATCTATTATTTTTGTATTTTTAACCATATCAAGTTCACTCCGTCTAACTTCTGTATAATCTTCGAATTCTTTACCCTTTATAGATTTTTGATAAATACTTGGGTCTGTAAGGGGTTTATCGTCGATGGGTTGTGTTGTCACGTTTAATACGATAGCTTTTCCATCAATGATTCGTAAATCAGACGTAACGGAAAACCCTAATGCAAAACCTTTATGTTTCACCGACATAAACATACATCTATATTTTTCCTGATTACTTTTCTTATTTACATATTTTTTTACAGATAATGTTTCGATAATATACGTACAAAGACCAGTTTTTTTAGAAACTTCTTTATTTGTTGCGAGAACCATCTCTTGCATGAGATCATTTGATATCTCAAGTTCTTCACCTGATTCTTCATAATCAGATAATTCCGTATTAGAACTTTTCAATAATACTGGGTTTTCTGGTTTAATTTCCACCCTGGACATGGTCACAAATACAATGAGTACAACGAGTATTAATAATATCAATAGTATAGTATTCATTATTTAATATTAATAATTATTTTTATTTATACTATTAATCTTTAAAATCTTTGTCAATAAAAGTGATTAGTAAAAAGAAAAATTATATTTGAAATCGAACATCCTTCTCAAGGAGATACTTTGTATATATTAAAAGTTTTTTTTTCTTAGTAATCACAAAAAGTGACAAAGATTTTATTTATTCCCTATATCTTACGTGTATAAGAAAATGTATAAAAATGTGTTTTTTTCGATAAAAAAAAGTAAACTCTATTTTAAGATATGTCCCTTCTAATTTATAGTCCACAGTGTAATCATAGTTTGGATATAATTGATTATATTAATAAACATGAACAACTCAAACAAATTGTTAAATATCATAATATTAATAAATTGGGTATACCACCCCAATATAAAAATAAAATTACACGCGTTCCAACCATGCTTACCAAAAATGGTAAGCTTTTAGTCGGGAATGAAATACGAAATTGGCTAGAATCTCTCTTACCTGTAAAAGAATTAGAGACGTGTAACTTTGGTGGTTGTTCAACAACATCTTTAGAAGGAGATGGAGAAGGTTCAGGAGACTTGTTTGGTTTAGATGATTATGGTAGAACTTTACAACCGGCCATGACCAAAGAACTCGAAGATAAGATTAGTCAGAGTGTATCAGATGCATATAATAAGAATATAAAGAATTAAAACTTATATATTTTAGATATGAAATTGGCAACAATTCAGGCGAGTGCCATAAAATCAACCTTTGAAGTACTCAAAGATATACTCAATGACGTAAATATATACTTTAAACCTGATGGTATATACATCGTAACTCTCGATACAGCTCGTACATCCCTGGTTGACATGTATCTCTCATCGGATAATTTCGAAGAATATACATGTGAAACCGATATAATTGCGGGTATAAATGTCGCGAACACATTCAAACTTCTTAAATCCATTACAAATAACGATGTTCTTGTAATGAGTATAAATTGTAAAGAGTTTATGAATATTGAAATTCATAACGAATCAAAGAAAACATGTACTAAATTTGCTTTGAAATTACTCGATATAAATGAAAACCAAATTGAAGTACCAGATATGATCATGACAACAATTACACCAATGGCATCAATGGATTTTCAGAGAATATGCAGAGATATGCACAATATAGGTAATATTATAGAGATAACCAGGGAAGGTACACACCTCAAACTACAATGTATGGGTGATTTTGCAAACCAGGAAACAGATATTGAATGTACGGAAGAAAGTCCCAAAATTTCGGGCGAATATTCCCTTCGATACATGAATATATTTACAAAAGCGACGAGTATGTGTTCTACAGTACAAATTATGCAGGAAGAACAGAATAGATTTTTGATATTAAAGTATAACGTTGCTAATCTGGGTGAATTAAAATTTTACTTAGCAACTAAGGTACCCGAAGATCAGTAATATACCCGTCTACCGTGCTTACGACTTTAGTCATACCAATCGCATTTTTTATTTTTATTTTTGGGAATTCATTTTCAAGTGTGTCTATATCATAATATAACATATCCCTTATTTTAACTTTTTCGTTATGGAAATCTTTACGTGGACCCGCGTATCGTTTAATCTTGTTTAAAAGATCCCTAACTGGTTTATCATCCGAATCGAGCAAAACAGCTGAAACGATTGGCATGTTAAATACAACCCCACTTTTACGTGGTGGTGGCCATGGGTGATCCATATCATACGTTAAATATTTGTATATCATGTTATTGTACCAATATTTAACACGAACCACCGTTTTCGTAACATTTTCGGGAATTGTCGTCTCTTTATAATCAGTGGAGTTTAATGTTTTGAAAACACTTTCGGTGTCATCATCCCATTCATTACGCTCTTCGTACCAGAATTCATCGAGTTCTTCCGGTAAAGGTGTTTTTGTACGATCTAAAAAATATTCCATTGATGAATCCGCGATTCTATAGTCCGGACTAGAAAATAGTGATTGTAATGTCGAGTACACCCATAAAATAACGTTAGTTAAAAGATTACCGAGCATTATATTTAATTATTATGGAAGGTAATTTTTTAAGTAGATATACCAATAAAGTAGAAACATGGGAAAAGTCTATTCGAGACGACCCCATTAATAAATCGAAATATGAATACGAAATGTCACAGTATATAATTCAGTGTATGCCGTATCTGGAATTGTATACAGATGAACTTAAAAAAGAAGTAAGTACCAATAATGTTTTCAACTGTAAAGAAACATCCGGACTACAGAGGAAAGATATATTTAATGATTACCTAATAGACGTAGAAAAGTTAAATAATATAGATAGACCTATAGAAAAGAAACGTGAAGTGTGCCCCACGTGTCCAGAAAGTAACGTGTTTCATTTTACAGATACAAGTGACCTCGTGTGTGATAATTGTGGTGCGATTTTAGCAACACTTATAAGTGAAGAGTTGACATATAGAGAAGAACAGGAAACGTCGGAAAAGATAGTCAATTATTCGTATAAACGTGAAAATCATTTTAATGAATGGTTATCACAATTTCAAGCTCAAGAGACGACAACTATACCCCCCGAGGTAATAGAACAACTACGTAACGAACTCAAAAAAATAAAGGTAAAAGTTTTAGATGAGATTACACACGCACGCGTTCGTACACTCTTGAAAAAATTGAAACTAAATAAGTTCTATGAACACGTCCCTTATATAACCAATATCATAAGTGGGGTAAAACCACCGTCCATGCCACAGGAACTCGAAGAAAGACTGCGTATAATGTTCAAGGATATTCAAAAACCGTTTGATGATAACTGTCCACCAGAAAGAAAAAACTTTTTGAGTTATTCGTATGTACTCTATAAGTTTTGCGAACTTTTGAGTGAAGATAAGTACTTGAAATATTTTCCACTTTTGAAATCGAAGGAAAAGTTATACCAACAGGACGTTATATGGAAAAAGATATGTGAGGTCCTTCATTGGGAATATATACCAACGATTTAAAATCTAAATATATACTAAAATGGCCTTCCCAGTGCGTAATAACAATTCTAAAAAGTTACAAAAGGAAACGAATAATAAATTCCCAAACTCCCCAAAACCAAAAACAAAATCGAAAGCGAAAAAGAACCCATTGCGTCAAGGTGTTGTATATAACAGTTTGAGTAACATGCTCAAAAACTTTGCAGTAAAAAAGAGAAACACACCAGAACTCTTTAAAAATTACTTGAAACAAGGTTAAAAAATAAAGATTTAATATAGGTAATGAACAACGATCCATATTACAATTTCTGTTTAGAAGAAATCAAGTTCTACACAGAAAAGATAAACGAAATTATAAAAGAGGGTCTTAAAGACCCTAAAAAGTATTACGAAGAATCCAAAGGTGAGTGGAAAAAGATTTACCAAATGATCCCAGTTATGTACATGATGAATCAGATAGAAGATCCAGAGTTACATACCTAACCTCTAAATCGGTGTTAAGTGATGTAGGAAAATTAATAAGGTACCCTTCCGTGAACCCCGTCAAGCGTAGATAGTTCTGGGCTTGTGTGACCATGACGTCATTCATAGTTTTAACCGATTTGAGTTCGACTACGGTTTTATTATTTAAAATTAAATCGGCGCGAAGATTCCCTATTGTGTGTCCTTCAAACACAATAGGAACTATTCTCTCCGTTTCGTAATGTATCCCATTTTTCCGTAAGACAACTTCCATTGCATTGTGATACACACGCTCACTATAACCGGGGCCAAGTATTTTATATACGTGTTGTGCATATTGTTGTATCATTTATTTAAGTATTACTTATATTTTTAAGTAAATGCTTCGTACATATTGAGGTAAGTTGCAAAGCTTGTCCATAAAGCTAATGGAATCATGGCATTTCTCGATTTTTTAGGTAAAATTCTTACTAAGTGCCACGACAATAATGCGGTGGATAAAAGTATAAAAGATGCAGATTTTTTATTTTTTTTACATGAATAAATATATAACCATAAACAGCACAAAGCTGTTATCATTGAAAATAAATAATCCTTTTTACTAGAAGACCATGCCAACCCCGTTGTAAAATAAAGTATAGGCCATACGACACCAAAAACCCACCCGGGTGGTCTAAAAGGTACCTTTGTTCCTGAACTAACTAAAGATCCACATTGTTTTGTGATTAATAAGTTTGACAATATTATAAAAAATGCAGGTGTGTATAGTCTAAAATTATACATATTTGTATTATAGTAACATTTTATTCTAAAATTGTTTCTAACCCATTTTTTTCATCCTCTAAAACTCCACCCCCTTGAAAATCTTTTACAAGTTCCGTATATTGTTTATTATATCTTATAAGAGCTTCAGATAATTTCATCATAATTTTACCCATTTTATCGAAATGTCCAATTTCCATTGATACGGAAATATGTTCTTGGTATTTTCTAGAAATATCTTCAATCATATCCATGAATTCGTTTGAAAAGTGTATACCTTCCTGTATATACTTTTTTACGTCTTCACCCATTTTTATATTATTATATTATTATACTATTATTTTTAAATAGGAAACATATAGTATAATAATATAAAAATCTTTGTCAATAAAAGTGATTAGTAAAAAGAAAAATTATATTTGAAATCGAACATCCTTCTCAAGGAGATACTTTGTATATATTAAAAGTTTTTTTTTCTTGGTAATCACTAAAAGTGACAAAGATTTTAAATATTTACTTATATAAATGTGGATGCTCTTGTGTCGACCTATTACAATACCAGTAACTAAAGTTTCTGACCAAACTATGATCAGTACCGATAAGTGTAGAATCGTAACAGTATCTCCCACAGATAATGAAAGTAGGTATGTTATAGATATAGTTGATGATGCACCCGAAATTCTTATAAAACCAGATAAGGAATAAATGTAAGTATATATAAATGCCGTCAACACCTTTCGTCAATAGTAGTATACGGTCAACTATACCTAACCCGTGTGAAGGTATTCAACATATACTCATTAAGGTAATATATGAAAATGAACGTGGTAGAGGACCGGTACAAAGTATAGAAGCATATGCGTCACCTATATTTTCTTTCAATTATAACGCATTGTACCTTAACCGTAACGATACGTTACCTACACCCGAAGATGGTACTATCCGACCAATATCCATGTTTAATTATAATCAAGGGTTATGGAGTGATACTCAAAATGTACTCGTCATTAAAGATTATATTTTTAGACACGACTCTGTCTGCTCGCCCACCACTTATTATACACGA